GCTGCTGAAAAGTCTAACGATTCTTAATAAACTTTATTATAAAATATAAAGATACAGCTAATATAAATACAGTACCTACATCCACTAAATGATTACCTGAATCACTCTCAATAGCACCTATCGGTGTTTCTATACGTACTTTTTTAGTTTTATTCATTCTTCTCTTGTTCCATAATTCGCATTATTTTATCTGTATTTTCGTCTTTTCTTGCGTATATCTCTATTAGTGATTTGTATATTCCGTGAAATTTTTTTACTTCCATTTGTACCAATTTTTGTTGGTCAATTAGCTTAATAATAATACCTTCCAACCTCTTGAAGTCTTGGTCTAACTCTTGCATTAGAGTTTGTTGTATAAATCTGTTCTGTTTCCATATAAAAAATCCGAACGCTATCGTCATCGCCACGGGAATACCAAATTGTTCCATTATCTGTATAATATCCATTACTCTCCATCATTACGCTATCCCCATAAAGGGAATTTTGCCTGTTCCCATCATTTTACACATAGTTTCATATGTGTCTTTGTCTATATCAACCAACTTGTCTTCTTCATAAATATCTGTATAATATTGTTCTTCATTTAATTCAAAGCCTAATTTATCAGCAATCATATTAATTTTTTCGTGCATTTTAAATAAATTTTTAAGTAAAACTTCTATTAATTCTTTTTCTGATTTTTTCATTTATTTTTTTCTAATACTTTTATTTAATGTTTTAATAAAATCATTTCTAAATTTTACAAGAGATTCAATAGATACTGTACCTTGTAAACCTAAATCGTTATACCCAGAAGCAGATGTTTCACTTTTACTTACTATAAATTTTCTTCTAGGAGGTCTATCGTCATTATAAGAGCCTTCAAAATGATATTTAGCATAATTTGTGCTTTTAATTCCATTCATATTAACAGTTAATTTATTCATTAATTTGCCTGTTCTTAATAAAGGTTTTTTATGGGTTATACCCATTTTTTCTCTTTGTTTTATAGTTGATGGTGCAAGTTCAGGTGTAACTAAACCCCTATTTATAAAATCTTTAGAATCTTTTATTATTGGTATCATTAATTGTTTAAGTATACGTTTTTTTAGTTGATGTTTTTTTGATTTTTGTAAAGCTTTTTTAAAATCTATATTAACTTTGGTTTTTATTTCCATTTAAATCCTCTAAAATTTCATCTTCTTCATTATTTTTAGGTTCTTCAACTTCTTGTAATTGTTTTGGTTTTTGAGATTCTGCTTTAGATTTATTATCATCTAATTTAGCCTCTGCTTCTTCCAAAGTCAAGTCTTTATTATATTCTACCATTAATTCGGCTTTATTTACAAGTCCTAAGTTTAATCTGTGATTATCAAGAGCTATTTGGTCTGGTACCGTCATTGGATACTCAGGTTCGTTAAAATCAAGTTTTAAACCTTCAGGCATAGAAATATTAAAAGTACTTGCTATTTTCCTCTCAATTTGGTAAATTTCGTGCTCGTATTGTGTCCATAAAGCCAAATCATCCTGATAATCTTCAAAACTTTCTAAATCTTTAATTTTTAACGCTATTCCACTTGGTGTTTCGCCACCATCTTGAGCAAATTGTACAGATAAATGGTTATTTTGTGCTACAAGCTCCATTTGAAACTTAACATTCTCAATAACCTTTTCAATATCACCTGAAGGTGATTTAATGTCATATTGAGCATCAGAAGGAAGTTCTAATATAACATCTGAGCCAAATCTTTGTCTGTTTCCTAAATCTGCACCAGAAACAACAGGTTGTCCAAACATTTGAAACCTTAAACCAAGTTGCATCTCTGTCATTGTTATATTTATATGTTCATTGGCGTTCATTATATCATTTGCTCCTTCAACATAAAAAGAATCACATTGATGCTCTCTGTGGGTAAAAGCAAAAGGCAAAATTCCGTAATTGTGATTTTTTCTTTCTAAAATTTCACCACTTTCATCAAAAATAACATACTCTATATCATTCCAATGTATATATTGCAATTTATCTGCATTTGAAGTATCTTCTGTATAATTCATTAAAGGATAAGAGATAGATATAGGTTTAAATGGGTCCTCTCCAAAGAAAGGGTGAAAGTAATAAATAGGTTGATAATCAAAGTGAGGCATTTCATCATCAATAAACATTATTCTTACAGCTATACTTCCAACTAATCTTGTCATTCTTTCAATATGCTTCATTTTAGCATCTTTTAAAACAGAGATATTATCATATTTTTTATTAACATTTCTATCAGCACCTATAGTATAAACACGAGACATTTTATTTATAAATTTTTTCGTTATATTTGCTTCATAAGGAGGAACTTCTCTAAATGCTTCTAAATCAAATCTTGAAGCTATATAATTTGATGTATTATTTCCATTGTAATAATCTAACAACTTATTTACATACCTTTCTCTCCTGTGTTGATTATAAACTTTTAAGTTTTTTAAACTTTCTTCTATAACGTCTGTTTCATTGTATATCATCGTTTCCTCACTTTTATCTCTCTGTTTTTAATTGGAAAATGGTTAATAAAAAAATATCTTAATTGGTCACATCCGTGGTCGTGGTAACCGTCTTTTAATGGCTCTTGCTTTAAAGGTTTGTTGTCTTGAGCTTCAGGATACCTGTAACTTTCTAAATCTTCTGCCATACCTATGCAATTATTGTTTAAATGAAGGTATCTTTCTCCGTTAGCGTTTTCTATAAAACTTCTAACGTGATTAACACCTGCTGTTATACTTCTTGAGGCTTTATCTGTTATTGTTCTAACATCTATACCTTTTTTTCTAAAAATTTCTATATCTCCTACCCCTGATTGACCTTGTGCCTGTAATCCTGCTGGGTCACCGTAATACCTCATCACATTATAAGGTTTGTTTTTAATCATAGTTGCAAGTTCATCTGTTTTTATATTTGTTTGATGTATTATTTCATCAATCATATTTATATGCCATTCTCCATTGACCCTATGCGTTTGATACCATCCCACAGAAGGCATCCTGTACCCAAAATCAATACTGCAAAAAGTAGGAAGATGGGGATTGTGAGGGTAATAACCAACATCAATATTTCTATCAAAAGGATAAACCCTGCCTTCAAACGAAGTAAATTGTGCTCCATACTCTTGGTCAAAAAGCTCTTTAGACATATTACGTTTTCTCTCAACGAGAAATTTGTCATCTGCACCTGAAGGGAAAGCGAAATTATTATCCCAAGACGGTGCTTGATGCGATTCCCATAATTCATCACTTTTTCCAAGCAGGTATAAATCATATAACCAATTAAACCCTTCTGGCGTTGAAATAAAAATTGCCTTACCTTTTCTATCAGATAGAGTGGGAGATAAATACATATCCCAAATTCTTGGTCTTACTTTAGCTGCCTCATCTATTATCAGTAAGTCTAATCCTTCACCAACAAGTGAATCAGGATTATCTGCTGATTTAGCTTCTACAGTTGTTCCCCATTTGAATTTGATATATCTTTCTTTCTCTGAAGCCTTGATAATATCATTCTGATGTCCTTTTACCATCTTTTCCCAGATTTCCCTGAACATCAAGTCGGCTTTATCATACGAAAGACCTACTAACCAAATACGCTGATTCGGCTGGGAGGCGTAGAATGTCGCTTCCATAGCCGATGCAGTAGTCTTCCCGAAACGCCTCCCACAAATCATTACAAAAAACCTTGCAGATTCTTTAGTAGGAAAGTGCAATTTACTTTGCCCATCGTGGGGTTTGTAGCCTAAATAATCAAACCATTTTTTTTATAATTATTTAAATGTTGCATTTTTCTACCAATCTAATTTAAGTTACAATGTATGACAAACGCAAGATATTGTATTTTGCAATAATAAATATACAAGATAGGAGACAGTATGTCCGAAGAAAATCAAGTATCAAATGAAGCAGTTGTGGATAATGGTGCAGAGAATGTTACTCAGGAAAATGCTCAGTCTGAGTACATAGCAGAAAGCAAAAAGTACAGAAAAAGAGCTCAAGACGCTGAAAGTAAGTTAGCTGATTTAGAAAAACAGTTAGAAACTCAACAAAATCAAAAACTTAAAGAGAAAGAGGAATATAAAACTTTAGCTGAGAAATACGAAGCTCAAGTTAATGAACTCAATCCTTATAAGGAAAAATATGAAGGTTTAGTTGAACAAAGAAAAGCTGTTTTATTAGAACAATTACCTGAAGATAAGCGTGAAACTTTTAAAAACAAAGAATTAGACGTATTAGAATTTATGGTATCTGAAATTAGTTCTCAAAAAACTTCAGAACCTCAGGTTAGGGGAACTGTAAAAAGTAAAGAACCTAATTATGTTAATATGACGGCTGAGGAAAGAAGAAATAACTGGACAAATATTATAAAATCTCATACTCAAAAATAAACCCTACTTGAAGGCTTCGGCAGTTGATAGAGGGTTAGAATTGGAGAAATAAATGGCTTTAACAGACCCTTTAGGCTCTAATATACTTATTGGTGGTGTTGATGGTAGTGCTACGCTTCGTGGTCACGCAACAAATGACGCTATCGGTGACCAGTTTGTTCCTGAAATTTGGGGACAAGCAGTATTAGATTCCTTTAATAAAAACACAGTCTTATCCAAACTTGGAACAGACTTATCTGCGTTAGCAGCAGGTGGTGGAGATAAAATTAATCTACCTCACGTTGGTACGCCTATTGTACAAGCAGTAACTCAAAACTCAGAAGTTATTAGTTTAGATGTATCAGGTAGTGATACTGCAACTTCTACAAGTTTATCTATAGACCAGCATCACGTTGCTCCTGTATGGATTCCTGATGCAGTAAAAGCACAGGCTTCTTATGATTTGTTTTCTTTATATGCAGGTCAAATGGGGTATGCTATAGCAAGAGCTGTAGATAACTATGTCGCTTATTCTATTGTAACCAACTTAACAACTGCTTTAGGTAGTGGAGATGGTATTTCTAGTACTACAGCAGCAGTTGAAGTAGGAGAAACTCTTACTGACGCAAACTTAGCTTCATTGTTAGGTTTAATTGTTGGTGAAACTGGAGATACAAATGGATGGACATTAGTTCTTTCTCCTGTTACTTATGGTGCTTTAGCTGGTATTGGCGAAGCGTTTGCTCAAGGAACACAAGCTCCATTAGGTGCTGATTTTGCTAAAACAGGTCAAGTTGGAACATTAATGGGTATGCCTGTTGTTATGTCTAACAACGCATATCTTGATGTAGCTTCTGTTTCTGCAAATACTGAAACAGGAAGTCAGGCTTGGACAGGTTTTGATACTGGCTCAGGTGGTGGTGATACAGCAGATGATGACCATTTAATGGGATTTGCTATTCACGAATCAGCATTATATACTGCTATTCAATCAGAGGGCGTTAAACGTTCTTATCAACATACATATATGCAAGACTTAGTGTCTTATGACGCATTATATGGATGTGTAGTTAGAAATGCAGATTCTGCTGGTGACAGAAGAATAATCGCATTATACGATAGTTTAGACTAAAGTATAATCTAAAATAATAAAAGGGAGGCGTAAAAACCTCCCTTTTTGAAAAAGGAAAATTATGGCTAAAAAAACTTATATATATAAAGGTAAGCGTTCTGTTAAGCACGGCATTACAAAAGATTTTGATTCTAAAATGTTAGATGAAGCAAAAATTAAAAGATTACAAGATAAAGGTTGGGAAGAAGTAAAACCTAAGCCTAAACCTAAGCCTAAACCTAAAACAAAAAAAAATAATGCTTAAAATATCAAATGGTAAGGGTGATTCATACAGGATTCCTGTTACTGATAAGAAATATAAAAAGAATTATGACAAAATCTTTAAGAAAGGAAAAAATGAGTTTAAAAGAAAGCATTAAGCAGCACGAAGGATATGTAGGTGTAGTCTATAAAGATTCTTTAGGGATTGATACTATAGGTTACGGATTTGCAATAAAAGATTTAGAATTAGACGAAGATATATGTGACATTATTCTTGAAAGAAAACTTAAAAACTTACACGATATAATTAAAATTAAGTTTAGTTGGTATAAGTATATGCCACCTGAAATTCAAGATGTTGTTATGGAAATGTGTTATCAATTAGGTGTAGGAGGGTTTTCTAAATTTAAGAAAACAATATCCTATTTACAAAACAAGCAGTTTCACGATGCTTCACAAGAAATGCTTGATAGCCTTTGGGCAAAACAAACGCCTAATAGAGCAAAAGAATTAAGTAATAGAGTAAAAGAGGTGGAAGTTGGACATTGAAAGTTTAAAAGCTGGTGGGCTTGGGTTAAGTGGTTATATAGTTCAATGGATAGATTTTTTTAGTCCAGTAATTGAATTAGGCTATATGGTTGTTCTTATTGCTTATTTTTTATATCAAATTAAAAAAATAAAAAGTGAGATTAAGTAGTGAGTAAAGGCGTAGTTAAAAGAGTAATAGTAACGCCTGATAAACATTTTCCTTTACACGACCAACCTTCTATAAACGTATTAAAAAAGACTATTGAAATAGTCAAACCTGACGCTTATGTTGATTTAGGTGACGTTGGAGAATGGTCGGCTTTTAGTGCTTGGAAATATAAACGTAAAAAAGCACCCCCTCTTGAGTTCTTAATAGAAGATTTTGATAAAGACGTAAAAGATGTCAATGAAGGTATGGACCAAATTGACGAATCACTTGATAAAGTGAATTGTGAGGAACGATACATCACAGAAGGTAACCACGATAACTGGTTAAATATGGCTGTTGAGAAGTATCCTTATATACCTCAATATAAGTTTAAAAATGCAGTTAAACTTAAAGAAAGAGGTTATAAGTATATTCCTTTTGGAAAACACTTAAAATTAGGTAAATTATACCTATATCACGGACATCAATATGGTGGTCAATACCATACAAGTAATCATTTAAGGAAACTTGGATGTAATGTTATGTATGGACATTGGCACGATTTACAACAAATGTCTGCTACTCATATGGATGGACCTAAGTCTGCTTGGAGTATCGGATGTTTGAAGGATATGGCAGCAGAAGCTAATGATTGGCTTGACCATAGAAGAATTAATTGGGCACACGCTTTTGCTATCGTAGATTTTTTTAGAGGAGGACTATTTACAGTCCATATTATACAGATAATAAACGGCAAAACTTCATTATGGGGCGAAATCGTAGATGGGAATAAGTAATGTTAGTGCAAAAGATGATAATACAGGGTGCTGTAAAACTTATCGCAAAGCAATTCAAACTAGACAAAATTCTTCATTACGTTGAAGAACCTAATGAGTTAGATAAACAAGTTGAAAGACTTACAAGCCGTGTAGAAATATTAGAGACTATTATAAAGGAGAAATAATATGTTAGATTTTATATCAAATAACGCAGGATTATTAATGGGTGGAACAGGTGGTGGAATTGTGCTTTATATGCTCAAAAAGATACCAAATGAGGAGATTTGTGCTTGGGTTGAGGGTATATGCTTTGCAGCAGGTAGATTTATGACTTTAGGGCTATCTCAATGGAAATTCACTAAAAGTATATGGAATAAGACTGTAGAGCCTTATTTTATTGATTTAATAGATAATTTTGTAGGTGGAGCACTTAGAGGCTTAATTAAAGGATTGAGGTCAGATAAGTAATGCCATACAAGACAAAAGGTAATCGTTTAGTTAATGAAGTCACTTTAGGTGATGGTTATCCTTTGTCGTCTAATTTAAAACCATTAAAGGTAGGTGGTAAGACTTCTCCACTTGAGATGGCTTCTGCCTACCCTGATGATAGTGTTAAAGGTAAAGTTAAGATTAATGGAGATTTAGAAGTTGTAGGTTCAACTAAGGGTATATCTGTTACTGTTGATGCTCAAACTTGGACTAAAAGTTTAGGTGGATATAAAACAAACAATAATAGTTCAACTAATTATTATTTTCAATATTATCCAAATTATCATTTATGGACTAATTATGATTCATCTCCAACAAGTATAAATTCTACAGATGTTTATTCTGCTGCTTATTTTCCAAAAGCGTCAGGAACATTAACAAATATAGATGTAGTTTGTAGAGCTTCTGATACAGGAACAACAGACCCTCTTAAATTTTATGTATTTAAAGGAACTCCTGCTAACAATGCTACAAGTACAAGTTTAACTCAAATTGGGGTAACAGATACAATAACTCCTATAGCATTAAAACAAATGAAAACATCTACTGATATATT